GGCGACACCGGACATGCCGCCAGCGGCATAGTCCTCAGTCGTGATCGACAGCGTCGGCGGCTCGCATTCCGCCTTGCCGGCATAGTGCCGACCGTCGACAAAGACGTTGTAGGCTTTTTGAAGTTTTGGGATTGGCATGGGATGCGCTCCAATTAGGCCGCGGAGGCCAGCACGTTAGTGAGGTATTCGTTGTTGAGCGAGGCGCGGAACGTGATGCGCTCTGCGGGCGGATACAGGCCGATGTCCAGGTTGAAGTAGACACGGCCGCTGGCCAGACTTTCCGGCGTATTCAGCTCGGGATCGGCTTCGATAAAACCGCCGGCAAAGTGCCCCAGCTTGGTCTGCTGGTCGATCCAACGCTGCACGGAAAACGTCACGTCCTCGATATAGGTGCGCGTAATGTTGCGGTCGACGGCCCACAGGTGGCTTGCCTCCAGCGCCTCGTAGGCCATGTCCGCAGCGCGCCGAACGTTAATGAACTGCCACTGCGGGTCGGCCGACGTGGTGCGGTTGCCCCACAGCCGCCATCCCTCGTGATTGATTACGACAGTGACGTCGTTTTCATTGAGATAGTTTGAGCGCGACGCAGGATCACTAAGCGCAAAGTCGATCGGCCGCTTGGTTCCGGTAATGCCGCGCATCATCTTATTGGATGGCGACGTGTGCCATCCGTTGCGCCGGTCATTTTCCGCCATCACACCAGCCGCGCGCGCCGATGCCCCTTCATAGCGATACGCGTTGAGAACGACATCGAACACCTGGACTTGAGGGTCGACGATATAAACGCGGTCGGAGCCGAAGTTGCCGCGAAAGTCGATTGCAGCGGCATCCGTCGTATTCGGGCCATCGATGACCGCGATCGCGCGCAATCGGCTAGCGACGCCGTCCATCTCCGTCGCGAGCGCAACCTCGTGCGACCAATCCGGAGCGATCAGGATTTTCGGCTTGACGCCAATAGCCGCCTCGGAGCCCATGAACGCGTGCACGCCGGTCCATGCGGTATTGGAGCCGACGAAATTGGCTAACGTCGCATCATCATCAACACCCTCGGCGATACGCACGACGACAACCAAAGTTGCCGCATGATCAAAGATGGCATCGATTGCGCGCGGCAGGGTTCCGTTGGCGCCCATGCGGGCGGCCTCGGTACGGCGCCCAGCGACCAGCGTTGGTGTATTCAACGGGAAAGCCTCGTCCAAACCGCCCGCAAGATACGCAAAGCGGTTATTTGCAGGCATCAAGCCAACGCCGGTGCTGGCGCCGAGCGCGGCGGCCGTCACGATCGCAGTTGCGTCAGTGCTGGCGCCCATCGCCGTGACAACCTCATCCGCTGTGGACGTTACGACACCATCGCCATCGGTGGCCAGCGTGATTGTGACTTCGGTCTGCCGCACGGAGACTGCGAGCGTCTGATCCGCGGCGGTTGCCTTGAAATACAACGCGACATTGTTTCCGGCTACCCCGGCATTTGCCGCGGTAAAGACGATGCCGTTGTTGAGTGCTTCACTACCGACCGTCAGAGATGCAGAAGCGGCGGCCTCGCTATCGGGAGCAGTGCCGATCAGGCCGATAACGGCGCTGCGCTTGAACTCGATCGGTCTCGGGCCAGACGGTAGCTCGATGACCTCGACGCCGTGGAGAAAATCAGTTGTCATAACGTGCCTCTCTCAGAGGTTGTTGCATTTAAGTCGTTGCCGCAATCGCGGCAGTTGTCAAGGCCATTGACTGGCGCAAAAGCGGATTGGTTAATAATACTCTGTAATCTCCCATGACACAGATACGTCTTCCGAAGACGAACCGGAGTTTCTACTTGCTGTCACGGTAGATCCGTCGGTGAGCGTCAGCATAGGTGTGTAAACGCTTGGATTATCTGCGCTATCTGCATTGGTCAAAAACCCCAAAAAGCGCAGCTCTGTTTTCGCAGGATTCACCGCTGGGCTTAATGTCGCCGTGAGCGATGTCGCTGAACTGGAGCCAAAAGTGATAACGCCTCGCTGAATGCTCTTGATCGCGGCCGGCTGATATTGCAAATTATCCAAATAGCCGGCGCGCGTCGGTGTATAGTCAGACGCAGCCGCGCGCGTGCTAATGGCCGCGTCAAGCTCGTCCAGTTTCGCGGCGCGCGTCGCGTTGTAGTCCGCTGCCGATGCGCGAGACGATACCGTCGCATCTAAATTGCTCAGATCAGACGGAGCGGCGCGTGAGCTTATAGTAGCATCGAGATTGTCAAGCTTGGTTGCGCGCGCCGAACTCAATCGCGACTTGAGTGTATTGAGTTGCGCAATCGCATTAGCCAGTAGCCCGATCATAGAGCAACCTCCGTCACGGCGACCTCGGCAATCGTGTCATCGACGTTGTAGCTAAACGTCTCCGTGCGTCGCACTCCGTCCCAGTCGGTTTGCACCGTCGAGATGCGATCATTGACATCGTAGCTTATGGTCGCAACCTTGGACTCTCCGCCGATATCCTCGGCAATGGTCTCGACTCTTCCGCTGCCGTCGTAAATGAATGTAACTCCGTCATTCCACGATGATCGCGCATCCACATCGGGCATTGTCGGGATATCGCTTGCCGCAGCAATCAGATCATTGGCATCCTCAATCAGTTGCTGCGCGTAGGCAACTGCCGGATCAATAACTTCGGCAATGCGGGTCAGTCCCAGTTGTTGGAAGTTGCTAACCTCTTCGGTCAACCGAGCCTCGATCCGCTCGATATCGTTGATCCGGCTATCGACATCGAAAAGCCGCCGATTCAGTTCGCTTGCCGATAGCGGTGTTTTGTTGTCGCGGAAGCGATAAAACTCTGAGCGCGTTGCCATTGTGCGTTACCCGTTACAGTGCTACGTGTGTACGCTCTGAGATATGGAACGGCACCAGCGCATTGTCCGTCGAGCCCTCAAGCCGAACCTGGAATGTTGTGATCCCGACGGCGTCCTCCGGCGTGAACAAGAACGTCCGGCGGATAGCTCCGCCTTCGGCAACGTCGGCGCTGCTGTCGCTAGTGTACGTCGTCACACCATCGACAAGCTTGCACGTCAGCGTATGACGCGCCGGCTCCCATCCCTCAATGAGCACCTGCACCTGGATGTCGTCGCTTGCCCCTGCAAGTGTCTGTACTTCAGACCAATGATCGAACGTCAACGCCGGGCGGTTGGCTTGCAGCCGGGAGCCGGTCAGCATGATGCCTGGCATCAGATCGGATGACCCAACGAATACCGCGCGCAGATTCAGCAGTGCAGGCAGACCAGTCAGTTCGCTCGCCGTCGCGGCCTCGACTGGATACCACGCGCCCGCGCCAGACTTTTGGTACTCAAGGATCAGATTGGTCGACTGCGGCTCTACGATATCGGCAAGCAAATCTAGATCGGCAACGCCACCGGAGAGCGATACCGGGTCAAGCTCAATAGTCGTGCGCGGATTCAAGAACTCCGCAAAGCGCAGGTCCATCATCAGGTCTTTTGTGAAATCGCCCTGGTAATAGGCGCCGTCCATCGAATAAAACAGCGTGCCCTGCGTGTAGGCAGTGCCGGAGACGATCGCGACATAGTGATCCCCGGTCGTGGTAATGACCAAGGCGTAGCGTTTGCCGGCCTCAATGTAGGCAGGACGCGACCAGTTGAATGCTGTCTTGGTCGGATACAGATTCAGGTCCGCAGCATTGACGCTCGCGGATGCGACGCACTTGTCCAGGTTCGGCACGCCGTTGGCCGTCTCGCACAGGTGTAAATAGACGATGCCGGAGGCGGCGGTCTGCGTAAAGTATAAATCAATGCCCGTGGTCCATCCGTTTTGCGCCTGAAGGATCGTTTGAGCCACCTGCGCGCCGGTGATGTTGACGTCCGCAGTATCGACGTACCAGTACGCCTCATCCCACGTATCGGTCCAGAACTGTTGCACGCGGAATGCGTTGTGCTGATTGCCCGCCTCGTAGCCAGCGCCCACTTCCCAGGTCTCGCCGTTTACGCGAAATACCTGCTCTGCCGGGTCATACGTGCCGGACTGCCACCATCGCGTATTGATGCACACGCTGCGCGTAGGGCCATACCGCCGACGCTGCCTCGCGATGGTGCCTTGCTTAATGGTGTACGACTGGCTTTGATACTGGCTGATTGAAAGTTCGCCCGCATAGCCCGCAGTCTGAAGCCGGATAATCTCGTCATAGGCAGGCAGGCAAAGCCCGTTAGTGACGGTGACATCCGTCGACAGTGAGTTGAATAGCGCGAGTTGTTGCTCGGTTTGCCCTGCCCACGGGAACCGAACGCCCTCCTCAACGCGCGCATACCAGTCGACGTTGTCTGTGTCGCTTTCGCTGCTGTCCAGAAAATTGTCGGCGCCCCAGTCCGAATAGGTATCCGGCAGGTTGGCGATCTCTTTCAGCCGCGCCACGTCGCGCGCGACTGATTGCACCTGTTCGCGGCCGATCATGCCTTGCACGCGATTTGCCAAGTCCGCCACATCGCTGGACAGGGTAGCAATGCGCGGCTGCGCCAGCGTGCGCCAGCCCTCCAGCGCCACCACGCGGGTGTTGACCGCATTGAGCTGCGGTAGCCCGCGATTAGTGGCCTGCTCGATCTCGACAATGCCGCCCGTGTCGAGCTTGACGTAGCCGAGCAACGTATGCCCTGTCGGTGCGGCTGGCTTTTGCGGCTGCGCCGACTCGACGCCGGATGTAATGTACGGCACCGCGACGCGGGCGCGCTCCATCGCGACCGTGCTTGGCTCGGTCTCGCCGGTTTGCAGATCGACCAGAAAGTCACGCGGTTCCGAGTCGGTGTCTTGCTCGTTTCCGGCAACAGAGACGGCGAGATATCGCTCATCGGCGACCGGGAGATAACTGAATACCGACAACGTCGTTGCGGCATCGAGTGCGAAGATTTCGCCGGTATCGCCTGACCATAGCCGACCGGCGTCGACTTCGATGCTCGTCGTTGTGGCTTGGCTAATGGCCATGCCGGTGACTTGCCGCTCGCCGGTGATAGCGTCGGTAATGACATGGCCAAAGCTGCGATCTGCAAACGACTCGATTGCATTCAAATCGTCGGCTTGGAGCTCTTGGCGATCGCGAAAGATGACTTGTCTATCCATCAGTGGGCCTCTGATACGTATTGGCCGGCTACGATCGCCGGAGAAGCTAGGTATTGCTGCGTCGCCCGCAGCGGACGGCGCATTGTCGTGTCGAGCCAGACGCGGTCACGCGCGCAACGCAGCGGCGCCAGGGCGCTGCGGGCGTGGCGGATGCGCGCGGCGGAATCCAGATCGGTCGGATGCGAGCCAACGAAGCGGCGGCAAAACGCTGCACGGCGATTGATCTTGCGCCGCAAGTCGAGCCGCAGCGTAGCGTGGTAAGCCGGCATTCCAAGGCGCGTGGCGTCGAGATGGGTCGAGCGTCCGCGGCTCGGTGCAGTCGCATCCGGAATAAGCAGGTAAAGGCGTCGATAGACGCGCCGGCCGGCGTCTTGCTCTGCCGTGTAGCCGGCCGCGAAACCGCACGCACGCCCGCCTGTGCGTGCAAAACAGGCATCGACATCGGAGCCGATCGCGCGGCGGCACGACAAGAATATGCCGGCATCGCGGCGCACGGTCTGCGATGCGGCGACAGAATCGTATTGAAGAGACAGCGGCTGCAATGACGGTGCGCCGATGACAAGCCGAAGGGCGGCGGTTTGATCCATATACGGGCTCTCGACGCCGACGGTATACAAACGCCGGTCTGCGCCCACGTCGGCCGTATAGCGCGCGAATTGCCCGCACCACGTCGCATAACCGGCGCCACCCTTCAGTCGGACCTCGGTGGCGCGCACAGAGATGGCCTCTTCCGTGCTGCGGTCAACGACGGCTGTTGTGAGTGGCGTCTCGACGCCGTCTTGATACAAGTAAGCCCGCTCGCCAATGCGCGCGGCCGCGTCGCCGATTGCGGGCCAGCAGGCCGAGCCAGACGATTGCCCGAGGTGGCATTGCGACGCATGCGATCCGGCCGCCGTGCCTCGCGAACGATAGGGATAGATACGCAGTTGCGGGAACTGCCGCACCCAAGCGTTACGCTCAGCGCGGGTCATCGCGGCGCCGAGAAACGTCTTATCCGGAGGGCGAATAGCGTCAACGACGCGAAATCCTGCGTACCGGGCTACGCGCTTATAGCTCGCTAGCGTGCCCGCAATGCGGTGCGTATGCCACGACTGGCGCAGGATTTTGCGGCGTGTCTCTTCGGTGGCTTGGTCGCTCCAATACAGCGCGTCCCAAGCCCAGGCAAGCCACGGAAGCCACGCCGTGCGCAG